AAATCGGCGTGATGATTGGTGTCGGCGATTCGACCGAGGAAGCCATCGAGCACCTGATGGGCAACCTCGAATGGTTGAAGGACTTGCCGGTCCATGCGAATCTCTCAGGCTTCGGCAGTCTCCTTAAATCCATTAAGAAAGCGGAGAAACAAGGCTTGGTTTTCGGGGGTAAAATCCCTAAACCGGAAACGATTTTTAAGAATGCAGGGAATCTCTAGGAGGCAAAATTTATGGCCGATGGGACTAATCACACGACGACGGACGCGGCGACGGATGCGGGAGCAACGGACGGCGCGACGGACCAGACTGCGGAAGAACTTGCCCGAGAAAAAAAGCGCGCCAACGACGCCTACGCCAACCTGCGCAAGCGCGACGCTACCATCACCGCCCTGACTCAGCGGCTTGATCGACTGGAGTCGGAGCGCAGCGACAAGCGCGAAACCCGTCAAGCTGCAACTACCGCCATCACTGGCGACGATCCCGAGCCTGACGCCGATACCGATTACATTGCATGGATGAAGTGGAGCCGCCGCGAAGATCAGCGGATGCTCGCACGCGACCGCCAGCGTCAGGAGATGGACAACATCAATACTTTCGGCGCAACCTCGGAGGCCATCGCCCGCCAGCAGGTGCCTGACTACGACAAGGCGATGGAGTTCCTGCGCACCGATTATCGCAAGGAATTGGAGGACTCCGGCGAACTCGACGAAGCGGCGATGCAGTTGATGTCAGACCCGAATCAGCGTCAGAACATTGCAAATCACGCAGCGGCCAAAGGGCTGAGCGAATCCGACGCCGCTCGCGACCTTTGCGCGATGGGAGCGTGGGAGTGGCGCCGCCAGCGGATCGTGCTCGCCCAAAAGCGTCTCGGTGGCAATCCCGCGCTCAAGGCACTTGATCTCGCCAAGCGGCGCGGGTGGGGAACCTCGCAAGGCAATCAGGGTACTACCGGCGTGGTCGATGATGGGCTGAAGGAATTGGAGCGTAAGCGTGCGTTGCGGGCGGCTGGCAATACCACGGCGGACGTGCGCGATGGCGGCGAGGTCCGCGAGAAACGGGCGTGGACCTACGATCAATTGGCCGAACTGTCCCGCACGAATAAGACGGAATACAACAAGGTCATCAAGGAAATCGCCGCGGACGCGGACAGCAACCCGGCCGTGCTCGATGGCGTGATCAGGCACTAAGATGCCGACCCCAGCTAACTTCGATCCCGAACGTCCGCTCCCATGGCAGCCTGGCGGCTATGCGCAGACCGAGCGCATGGTGTCGCAGCAGCGCACGGGAATGGCTCGCTGGGGGCCGCAGCAGAGGTGTCAGCATTGTCACGAGTCGCTGGCTAAAAAGCACGGCCTCACGCCGCAAGGGAATAGCCTTGGGTGGTTGCTGCGGGGCTTTGGGCCGTTCTGCTATCCGTGCAACCTTGATGCGTGGGATGCGTGGAAGAAAGGCATGTTCCACGGCAAAACTGAGCAAAATGGATTCTAGTCGTCGGGGAACCGCCACGGCATCCCCGCCAGAAAATTTTCGATGCTCTCGAAGTGATGCTCCTTCATCCACTCGACTTGCGTTTTGTAAAGGTCGCGCTCCATCTCGACCTGCTCGAGCCGCGATTCCAGCATCGACTCGTACTCGCGAGGGAAGTGTGGACGGAGCCGGTCGTAGGAATGTTGGAAGCGCTTTTCACTACCTGATCTCGCCTTGGCTACGAAGTGCCGCCTCCAACTCTCTCCCCCAGAATTGCTTTGCGATATGATTGCCCTTATCGTCTATCTCTAAACGAATCAGAGATACCAAGTGATTATATTTCTCCACAACGGGCAGAAGTGCCTGAAGACATTCGAAACTGTGCGTTGCGGCGAAAAGCTGAGTTTCGTTATCTTCACAAGATTTTAAAAGCGTCGCCCAAATTGAAGACATACGGCTATAATGGATGCCGTTTTCTATTTCATCGACTAAGACTATTCCACGCGGCGCGCTTGCGATGCCCAGCAAGGTATAAAAAGTTCTTCCAATACCGGCAGAAACGATGGCTAGCGGTTGTTTTTGCGCAACCGCTTTTGTGCTGACAAATAGACTGGGTAAGCTTGCATCTAGTTCCAGTGATACGTCCTCAATTTGTTCGAAGAGCGAGGTTAAAGCACTTACCACAGGGCCTTCTTTATTTTCTTTACTGAGAGTCGAATACCAATTGACCATATCCGTCTGATTCGAGGAAATTGTGGAAGGGATTATGGCAGTCAGAGGTATTAATTCAGGATTGCCACTAAACTGAGGCTGACCCTTTTCGTCAAGTGCGACACTTGTATAGGTTTTTTTCTTTTGTGGAGTGGTACGCTCAAACACCAATGGTGCGATAGGTGATGTCGGAACGTTTGTCGCTACAGGCATTGGGACGGAACGGCGTAGATCGTAAAAAACCCTGAGAGAATACTTGCCCTTAAATGAGTCAACTAACGACGCGGTAATTGGAACGTTATCGTCGAAATTATAGAAAAGGTCACGCCAAAACAATTGAAAGAATTCGCGGTTCCAAACAAATGGTTGAGGTGACTGGGGAAAGATTCTCCCCCTAGTAAACCTCACCCACCACGCGCCTGCTGGCGATGACGCGGTGGTAAGATAAAGCGCCTCCCCTAATGCTGTTTTGCCAACTCCATTGTCTCCGACAACGATATTGATTCGCCGAAGGTCTTTTAGCTTCAGTTGCTTGAAGCAACGAAATCCCGACAAAGAAAACGACTCGATCATTCTGTATCCCGCGGCGAGTGTTCCCCGCCCCTCCAAGGAGCGGTTCATAATAAACTCTCCTTGGTGCGACTGTCACCCGCTGGCAAGCCCGCCACAGGCGGGCATTGATTTACGATCTTTCCATCACGCGCCCGCCTTACCCTTCCGTGGTTTGACACCTCGTAGGGCCAGTCCGGTATTGGTCGCCATTCCTCGTTTGCGTGGCCGATTCCAGTAGGGAGATCGACAGTCGGGATTGGCGCATTGAGCGGGGATTTCGTTGGGGTTTCGGGGTCGCCATTCGTGCCCGCATCGCTCGCATTTGAAGCCTCTAAGTTGGATTTCCATATCATCCCTTTTATGCATAGCAAATATATGGGTGCAAATCAAGCACTTCATTATTATGGCACTTGCGCGCGAATAATAAAACGTGTTTCTGATTAACTACAGCGGGTTCCTCATCGCTCCCAGGAAAAATGCGATGCGGCCTTTGAGGGCTTCGGCCCCAAGGATGTTCACAAGCCAATAAGGCATCGAACATCCGGCGACACTTCAGGTTAAGTGGGCTAATTGACGCTACGTCAGGAGGTATAGTGCCACGTTAACTCAGGTAGTTGCCAATGATCCTATCGCCGTCCAAATCTATTCACAGCGCTTTTTTGCGCAACCCACCAAATCCCCGGTCCTCGTGAAGCTCATGTCGGCGAGTCTCAACCCTCGCGATATGACGAACTTCGCCCAGTATTTTGACGAGCCTTTACACGGCCCTGGCGATAACGTCCGGTTCGACCTGTTGCCGAATATCGCCTCGCTCGGCGTGTTGGGCGATGCACCGGTAACCAATCAGGAAGTGCCGATCAAGTACACGTCGCAGGTGGTGACGATCAACCAGCACCGCTTACCGATCCTGTGGTCCGGTCGCATGAGCCAGCAGCGGGCACCGTGGTCCGCGCGCGATGCGATCTACGCGATTGCGTCGAACTGGATCAAGGAAATCTGGGGCTATGCGGCGCTTAACCAAGCGGCGGGGAACACGGGCCAAACCGATGTGCGCGCGACCGGCATGAACGCCGTCACCGCGATCGACGCGAACCATTTGATTCTTGCGGGCAACGTCAGTTCTATCGCCAATCTCAGCCTGACCCCGGCGGCCAGATTCGATCTCTCGATGATCAATCAGGCAGTCGCGATGTCTCGTGCGCTGCCGTTTCCGATCAAGCCGGTGGTCATCAAGGGCATCGAAGTCAACGGGATGGCGTTCATTCACACTTACCAGGCCCGCGATCTCCGCAACAATTTCGACAAGGGTCAGTGGGGGGACGTGTTCTCCTCGCTGCTCCAAGGCGGTATCGCCACCGGCAACCCGATCTTCGTGGGCGCGCTCGGCATCCACAACAACGTGCCGCTGCACGAAGACGCGCACGTGCCGTGGGGCGATTCAACGCAAAATCTCTGGTTCAACGCGATCACGCAGCAGAACGTGGCAAGCCCCGGTGCCTTGGGTGCTCCGGCCAACGGCACTACCAACGTCGCTTACGGCATCTTCTTGGGCGCGCAGTCGTTGGCGGTGGCCTTCGGCGCGGTGGACGTGGTGGACGGCGAGCCGATGCGCGTCAACTGGTACGAGGAGTTGCTGGACGCCGGTAACGACCTGCGAGTCACGCTCACCATGATTTACGGCTTCGAGCGGACCATCTTTTACGGTGCCGACTATGCCGATATAGGCCTATATTCCTACGCTTCGAGCACCGGCGCTTAAGGGAGATCACGAACAATGGCAGCTAAATACTGGTTCGCCGCTGATTACAACAACACGCCGCCGCAGTTGCAGGAAGGCAACACGATAGTCTGCCGCGAGTTTTGCGCGGTGGTCAATGCTGCTGGCGGCAGCACCAACGGCATCTCCAACATCACTTCGCTCGCATCCACTGGCCCCGATGTCATCGCGCTTTGCACATTGCCAGGTCAGGGCTACGGCATCACGGTCGATGATTATTTCATCGATTTTGGTGGCACTGATACGGCCAGTCCAGCAGCGCTCGTTTTGGAACTCGGCCTGTTGCTGACCTCGACAACTACCGGTGCGGCGACTTCATCGTTGGATACCGGATCGACCAGCATGGCGGCCGCTGGCTATTTTGCGACGTTGATCACGCCGAGCACGGTATTTTCAACCGCGAAGGGATACCGGCTTTCCCCACAAGCGGGATTGTGGACCAGCGCATCTACGCCGCTGGTTCTGCCGGTCACGTTCAACCCCGGCGCGCTGCCGCTGATGATCACGAATATGCCGGGCGGCAATACGGCCGGGAACGTGGCGACCTATCCGAACTCCGGGCTGTATGACCTGTGCCTGACCGTAACCACTTCGGCTACGACCTTGGCGACGAGCACTCCGGCCCTGATTAAGGGTTGGGTCAAGTACCACACCAACAGCGTAGTGATTCAGAGCTAGGAGGCGACCATGCCGAGTTCAGAACAGAGATTGGCGGAAGCCGCCGAGCGAATCGCAAAGGCGCTGGAGTTTTTCCAGGGCGTCCATCCCGACTATCGACCGCTGCCGAATGAGAAGCCGTTGCCGTCATCGCCGCAGATGCGCGCGATCGAGGACGCCAAGTTGAAAGTGCTCGCCGACGCGGAAGCCGCGAAGCTCAAGGGCGAGGCCGACGCTGCCGATCAGGCTGTGGTCAAGACTGAGGGCGAACGAGAGACAGCCGAAGGCGTCGCGAAGACAGCGCACGAAAACTCGGATTTGGCGAACAAGAAGGTTGTCGATGCCGAAGCCGCCAGTGCGTCCGCCGCGGAACTCTCGAAGCTCAGGATTGACGCCAAGGATTGTGCCGATGCCGTAATCAAGGCCGAAGCCGATCTGGGCGCAAAGACCGAAGCGGCGCGTGCCGCGAAGGTGAAGGCTGACATGGCGCACAAAGCGGCGGGGATGAAAGTCGGAGAAATGAAGTCACCGTCGATGGTGCCGCCGAAGGCGCTGCCGGACCTCCAAGCATCTGGGTTGGCGGCGAAACCGTAAGAGGCGAAATCGCGATGCCCCAAAACGCAAAGTATTACGGGAATGTTTGCGGAGTGCCGACGGGCAGCCCAGACGATCCGATTTTTAGTGGCGAGTATTTTCCCGATGGGCAGTCGGCGCAGGGCTACACGCGGCGCGGCTTGCCGTCCGAGATGGCGCTTGACCGCGTAATATCGCCGGTGCGCGCCGACCGCGAGGACGGCTATCTGCCGAGTCCGCCGATGAAGTTCGAGGAGATCGCATTTGATCACGTACCGACCGAAGCCGAGATGCGCGACCGCAGAATGCGACGGCAGCGAGAGGAACGCGAGTATCTGGCGGAGAAAGAAAACAGTGACCGGCGCGTGCAGCGCTCGATGCGAATCACGACTGGCAACGCAACTGGAACCTTCACCGGCCCACCGGACCGCGTGAGATAGCAGGAGCACGAAGAAGATGGCACAGAAAAGCGGCCCGAGCATGGACGGCACTCAGACGACCCCCGAGGTCGATCTTGAGCTTGGAATGAATTTCGACCAGTGGACTCGCGATCGTGCAGGCTTTCGCACGAGCGTCGAGATGGTCACTGGTGGCAAGAGCGCGATGTTCGGCGACTTTGCCGGCCCCGAGGTCGGAGCCAATTACCAGGGCGGCATGGGCGAAGAGCGCACCGAGCCGACCTACGTGTCGAGCAACGCCATGCACGAAATCGGCGAAGCGCCGGGCAGCATGGCGGCGTCGGGTCGCGTTACTCCGGGCCAGTTCCAGAAAAAGGAAACGACTGGATTCGGCAAGAGCACGCTGCGGGCGCCGCAAAACTACCGCCTCTTTGGCGGCGGAAAAGATTAACGGGAGGTAATACCGTGGCAAAAAAGAAAGAGATGCCCAAGAAGAAAGGCAAGAAGTAGCACCGTGCCCGCCGTGTCGGAAAAGCAGCGTCGCTTTATGGGCGCCGAACTTGGCCGGAAACGTGCGGGCAAAAAGACTGAAACGGGAATGAGTGAGAAGCAGTTGAGCGACTTCGCCAAGAAGCCGAAACACACGAGCGTCAAGTATCATGGCGAAAAGTAAGGAACTCGATCCGATCGGGCGGATGCCGAATCTGCACGGCCCGTATGCGTGCGTGGACTTTCTCGGAAGCACGCCGGACCTGCTCGATACCAAGCCGCTGTTGGTGATGGACGGCGACACGCCAACGCCAAGTCTACATCCGCGGAAACAAAATCCCGGCAAAGTCCGATATTATGGATCGGATGTATAAGATCCTAAATGTTCAGGCCTCGCTTTTTAAAAGTGTGGCGCGCGAAATACAGTTCCGGAAGGCGAAGAAATTGAGCCGCACCGACGCTGCTTATATCGCGGGACTCATGGACGCGGACGGCTGTATTCAGACAGGCACGAAGTCTCCGTTCTACGTGCGGGCGAAGGTAACGAATAACTGCCTCCCTGTGCTGCATTGGCTTCAGCAAGTGACCGGGGTGGGGCAGATAGTTATCATTCGCAATCGTGCGAAGCCGACGCATCGGATGACGTACGACTGGCTGGTAAATTCCATCGGCGCAACCGAAGTATTGAGGCAGGTAGTCCCTTTCCTAAAGATCAAGCGCGGCAATGCTGAAGCGGCGATTATTTTGCAAAGAATGGTTAAGCATAAGGGCCGGAATTGGACAGATCCGGTTACGGACGTTGAACGCGAAGAACGTCGCAAACTGGCCGCTATAATTAACGATCGAACTTACGGGACGGTGTTGAACTAATGGCCGATACGACTTGGGCCGCCGTGAAGCGGGCAATTGCGGCACGCTTAAACCGGCCCAATCTTGACCCGGCCGTAATCCAGATGTTCGCCGAGGAACGCGCGGACGTGATGGCGGCTGATGGTTTTTGGCCGTCGCAGCAGACGGACACCGAGCTTACAACTGAGCCGGGGCAGTATTTCTACCTGTTGCCGCGCGGCATCACGAACATCCTCATGGTGCGGTTGCAGTTGAACTCGATCTGGATACCGCTGGCGTGGGCGCGCTCCTATGAGGACATCCTGATTGCCGACCCTGTGCAGCCGCCGTTTACGGCCATCCCTTCGAGCGGTCGCGTATTCGGGCGCCTACTGAGACTCTTTCCGACGCCGAACGATCAGTATCCGTTGGAACTGACCGTTGAACGCCGGGTGGATATCCCGAGTGACGATACCGACACGCAAAGTTTTTGGTGCAACGAAGGCCGTGCGCTCATCATCAACCGGACTTGCGAACATATCGCGCAGGAGTTGCTACGCGATCCTGACCGCGCTGCGATGCACAAGAGCGTTGGCGATGAGGCGCGCGATGCGATGGACGAGATCACACATAGCCGAAATGGGCCGACCGTAATGTCGAGGTATCTATGAAGACTTTCTTTCAACTCTCGCTAATCACGCTCGTTGCCACCCTGTCGATGCTCATTATGGGGCCATCGGCGTTCGCCATCGCTCCTGCGTCACCGATTACGGTTGCGACTGGAGCCGGTGGTACTCAGGTCGTGCCGCAGGGTAGCGCGAACAATCAGTTGTGCGTGACCAACACCGGGGCGACGTACACCATCGATTGCTCCGAGGGACAAGTGCCGACTTCGACCAACTGGAATTTTCAGCTTGCGCCGCTCGCGTCGTGGTGCGCAAGTTCAGCGCGAACAGAGCCGATGAACATCGCGAGCGGCCTATTGCCGCCCGACGCCATCACCTGCATCGCGATCTCTGGCACGAGCACGGCAACGTATTTTAAGCGTTAGGAGGAACTGTCCAGTGAAGCATCTCCGAATCCTATCGCTGATGTTCGCGTTCGCATTGCTCGCGGGCGCTGCTCATGCGCAGATGCCGGGTGGCAGCGTGAACGGGCCACTCTACATGAACGGCAACCCTATTTATGGCGCCGCGCTTAGTGGGCAGGTGCTTACGTCGCCGACGATTAACGGTGGAACGATCAGCTCTCCGACGATTACAAATGGCACCCTGAATTCGCCCACGATCAACGAGCAGACCATCGGGACGGGTATCGTTAATGCGAGCAGCGGTTATCATGCGCTGCGTATCGCTTCGCCGACCGTTATGTGTACGACCTCGAACTCGGTGGGCGCATCATGCGCGGAACCGACGCAAACGTGGTCGCCGGGCTTTGCGGACACGAACTACACAATTTCATGTACCTGTGCGAGCATCGGGACGAATGTGCCGATTGTCGGCCAGCTCGTGAAAGCCTCTAATACCTTGGTGGTCAACGTGAACGCGCTTACGGCAGCATCCGCTCAGTGTGCTGAGGTGGATTGTCTTGCGATCCACGATTAAGAGTGGTCTGGCACTTCCGATTGCGCTTCTGGTAGTCGGGCTTGCGATCTGCGCGTGGGTAAATGCCGGGACGATTCCTATTCGTGGCACCGGGGACGACTCTCACGTTTACGCGGTACGCATTCCCTGTGAGGGAATCATGCAGATGTACCTAAAGCGCGCTGGTGCTCATGTTCACATGAGTTACGATCAGTACAAAGCCATGACTGACCGTATTCACGAATGCAACGAACACGCAACCCCGGCAGGCTGAGATGAATGGCAGTTCCTCGCAGCAAGACCTCGATTCCGTCTCAGCCGGTACAACTGCTGAGCTTTAGTCCTGATGCGCCTCAAGCCCAAGATGGAGCGGTTCAGGATGCGTTCAACATGTTCCCGATCTCGCGCGGGTTTCGGACCTTTCCGGGTCAGCGCGTGCTCGGGGCCGCCCTGCCCTCGCCCTGCTTCGGTTCTTTCTCCGGCCTCCTAGTCGCAACCCCGATCTTCGCCGCAGCGACGGCGAACGGCCTGTACGTCGCCAATAGCGCGGGCAGTCTCGCCCCCTCTTTGTTAGGGTTCGCGAATACCGTCAATCGCTGGCGGTTTGCCGCTTACGGCACGCCCACCGCGACTCCGGCATATCAGGACTTGCTCGCGACGGATGGCGTCGATCCGGTGCAGCGTTATCAGCTTTCGACACTCGGATGGTCACCGCTGCCGAACGGTTTTATAGACAACTCGCCACCTCCGCTCGCCTCGATTGTGGCGTCGTCGGATTACGCGCTGATTCTGGTGCTGCCTAATTCGCAGACCTTCGTTTCGACTTTCAACGAGACGCCGCCAAGTTGGATTGGCTCAGTGCCTAATCAGGTCTATTACCAGCCGATTTCGCAATCGCCGGGAAACATCACAGCAGCCGGCCGTCTGCGCAATACGATGGTTTTTTACAAGGCCAACGCGATTCATGTCGCGTACTTTGCGGGCGGTACGACTGGCTGGTCGGTGCAGGATTCTTCGATTCAGTACGGCGTACTCAATCAGGAGTGGGTGATCAACACCGGCGATTACCATTACTTCCCGACAGTGACGCACGACTTCTGGCAATTCGACGGCTGGAATTTGACACGCCTCTCAAACCAGATGGCGGAGTTTTTTCGACAGGATCACAACGACGCCTATATGTACTTGATGGCGGGCGTGTACGACTCGATTCGCGAATTATTGATCTGGACATATTCGAGTATGCAGGCCGATCCACCCGGCACGCTCGATACTTGGTTGATCTATTACTTGCGTACCGGCAATTGGAGTTTTCAGCGGCTCCCGATCGATTTGCCGATGGTGTACCTCAATCCATCCGATTCGCATTTTTATCCAGGCTACTTCGGGCTGGATCATGCGCCGCGAATTTATGATGATGAACTGGCGCCAGGGCGTTCCTATATCACGAGCAATTATTTCGGCGACTATTTGAGCCTTTGGCAGAGCGTGCGGATACGGCCCGGATTCTCTTTGCTCCCCAAGGGTGGCGCAAGCTGCACACCTATCAGTCAGTACGTAGCGGGAACGCTTTGGGGGCCGCAGGGCGACATGGCAGCGCAAGTCGGGGCTATTTCCGAGCCATTGTCCGCCGATGGCTGGTTCAATCTCCAGCACACTGATCGCCTGACTTCATACCAGATCGTAATGAACGGGCTGGCGGAGATCGTCGAGCTGCAGCCTCAGTTGATCTACGCGGGTGAACAATGAACTCCGCTCCCTTCCCCATCGTCAATCGCCAGGTGCCGCGTCGCGTGCTGCACGGGCAGAAGCTCTCTGACACCGTGGATAAAACAGAGAAGTACGTTACTGCGCGGGCGCAATTCGATCAGCAGTATTTCAGCGACATTCAAACCGCGCTGACCTCAAATACCGGACAGGCCAGCGGCGGAATCGTGAACGCAGCGGACCTCGCTACGCGCGTTCATCCCTATCAGTACAGCGCCGCGATCGCGCCGCATGTCGGCGACCAGCCGAGCCAACCTTCGGCGACTTATTACGATGGGCCGTTGGACTTCGGATCACTGCCGGCGGGAGTCAATGCGACCTATGGCTATGCGCGGTGGACAGGCTGGCTCAAGATCGCGGTGGCAGGCGTCTATGCGTTCAACCTCGTATCGGTCGGCGGCGCGAACCTGTTCGTCAATCAGACGCAACTTATCGGTGGCCTCACAGCGGCGTCCACCAGCGCCAGCGCCAATGCGACTCTCGCTGTCGGTATGGTGCCGGTGATTGTGGAGTGGCAATGGTCAACGACGACTCCGGCGCTCGCGCTCAAATGGACACCACCAGGCGGATCGTCGGTATTGATTCCGGCCGATGTTATGTCGAACTCGCTCAATCAGGTATCCGGTTATCTTCTCGGATATTATTGGAATGGGTCAGCGGCTAATTGGCATCCATAATGGAAATCGAACCGCACAAGCTCAATGGCGCCGCGCCAACCGTAACGACCTATTCGCCATTGGTGAAGGCCGATGCCAATCGCGTGCGGCAAATCTGGCCGCGCGTACGCCTTGGCTGTCTCGCTATCAAGGCGATGGACAAGCACGGCGACGCCGGTAACTGGACGCCTGAGCACATCCGCACGCAGATCGAGATGGGCTTTCAGGGCCGGAGCACCTGCGAGCTTTGGCTGATTCAGAGTCGCAAGGGCCAGATGGAAGGGTTTCTCGTTACCATCGTTGGTAACTGTCCATACCTGAACGTCCCTCAATCGCTGATTGTGTGGGTAGCGTACACGTTCGGGCCGCATTCATCGTTTGGACCGGCTGCGCATCGGAGAAACATGGAAATTCTGGCGCAGCTTGAGGAGCACGCACGCAGTCTTGGTCTCAAGTACGTCGATGGCTATTCGCCGTCTTTCAAATGGGTTAAGTGGCTAGATCGTTTCAGCGGCGGTAAATACCGAATGGCGCAAATTATGTTCCGCAGGGAGGTGTGGAAGGTTTGAGCGGAGGAGGACCATCGCAGACTGGCAGCGCAAGTTCGAGCACCACGTCAAGCCCGTGGGGGCCGTCCACGCAGCTTGGCAAGCTCTACATCAACGATGTGATGAGCATGTTCGGCGGTGGCTTGCCGACAATGCCCGCAAACTTGAACCAGCAGGTCGCGCCGATGACTGCGGGTCAGACCTCCGCACTGTCGGGAATGAACGCGCTCACGCCGACCGCGATGAACCTGACGGGACTAGGCGCGGGAGAGATGGCAAGCTTCGCGTCGGGGGCGCAGAACAACCCCAGTAGCAATCCCGAGCTCGCGGCGTACTACAACGCTGCTGCCGGACCGATGGTGCAGAATTATCAGAATGCAATTGCGCCTTCGATCATGGCACAGGGGCAGCAGAGCGGATCGGTCGGTGGGACTGGCTACAACCAGGCGCTGAATACGGGTGAATATAATCTCGGCCAAGGATTGGGCACGCTTGGCGCGAAC